ACGATCCACGGATCAAAGGGCGGAGAAGCCGATAATGTGTGCATCTTTACCGATCTAAGCCCCGCCGCCGACGAATCTATGAGAATTGATGCCGACGATGTTCACAGAACATTCTACGTCGGTGTAACCCGAACGAAAGAAAACCTATTTATTGTTGAACCCGAAGATATATCAAGGAGTTACGATCTATGAAACAGGACACACCACCGCAAAAACGGTTTGAATTTATACAAGACGAAATAGACAGAGCCTATATCCATGCAGATGACGTATGGAAACAAGCATATTATGAAAACGCCGCTAAGTATCTATCAGAACACCATGTTGTGGAAGGTGGTAAGATTTGCGCGTTTTGCAGAGCCCAAGGGATGGCTGACCCACATCATCACAATGTCTGGGGAGCAATGATGCTCTCGCTAAAAAAACTAGGGTGGGTTGAAAAAATAGGTATGATCCGCCCCACGACACGACACACGCATATTAGCGAAGTATGCCAGTGGGAAAGCCAATTATTTAAAGGACGTAAAAATGAAACGTGAAGAAATACTGCAAAAAGCAGAGAGCTTAGTCAACGGCCCACGGGCCAAGGACTACGGCGATGCTTATGAGAACCATGACAGAATAGCAAAGATATGGTCGGTTATCTTAGATAAAGAAATAACGGTATCGCAAGTATATCAATGCATGGTTGCAGTAAAGCAAGCAAGGCTTATAATATCCCCAGATCATGAAGACAGTTGGGTAGATATTGCAGGCTATGCGGCATTAGGCGGAGAAGACTAATGGGCAATGATTTTTGGGATACCGAAGAATCCAATATCAATATGGTAGCAACGTATGATGAGAAGGGTGCTTTGTATTTAAAAGAAAGTTGTCCCGATGGTTGGAATTGGAAAAAAGAGAGAAAATTGCTTTCTTGGCAAGAGACAAGCACCGTTTTATTAAATTATAAAAATTCAGAACATTGTTTTGAGGGGGGTGAAAAACAAGTAGATTTTAAACTAAGGCTTATTTGTTGTGTAGATAACAATGGAGGAAATTATAATTCGGACACAGGTTATTGGTTTGATGGTAACGACGGTTTCTTTTTTGAAGACGCAAATGGAAATGTTTATTCAACTAATTCTAAAGGTTTTTATAATGAGGAGAACGGTGGTGAGCAAATTGAAGTGCCTCATTACCATATGTGGTCTTACGATAAACCGCCCTTTACATGCGACATTTCTTTTCCATATCAAAAAGGTATGATCTTTTCATTTACAGCTAATATTGCGGACAAAGAAAAAGTACATCGTGAAAAGGAAGGGTGTAATTACACCCGCTTCCACACGGTTAAAAATGGAAAGCTACTTAACCCCAAAAACGATAAAGATTTCAATTTTGATGGAAAGAAAAGATCCGTTCAAGATTATTTTAATGACATGACACATATGTCCGAAGCTGAAAAAAGAGAAAAAATTGAAGCCTCTAAAAGGATAGAGCGTGGCTCTGCGGGAAATAGAGTAAAAGCAAAATTTAATCATAGGTGTCAGATATGTAAGGTTGAAAAGAAATCTGCTGAAACGCATACTTTTGTAAAAGCAGACGGGCAAAACTATGTCGAGGCTCATCACGTTCTTCAACTTTCTGAGGGGGGTCCTGATACAACAGAGAATATAATGTGTTTATGCGCTAACCATCATAGACAAATGCATTACGGAAATGTCAAAATTGCCATTAGTCGTAATAATTTTTATGTGACTATTGATGAAAAAGTAGAAAAAACAATACCACGATGGAGAACATAATGAGTAATTTAAAGGAGAAAGAAAGATGATTACTACAATTTATGCTACAAAAGAAAAAAATATATACGGCACTGACGTTTTAACATTTGAGTGTACGAAGTGTGGGAAGAAGCACACGCATGGATATGGCGAGGGGCATCGTAAGGCACACTGTAGACATGATGCCAAGGATAGATGGGAAGGTGGTTATTTTCTTAAAGAAATTAAGCCGTCACAAAGTAAAAATGATGAGGATAAAGAATAGATGGCACTACAAATGGCGATGTTCCTACCAAAAAGCGAATGGATACCACCCACAGAACTCCCAGATATCTTTAGCGCTAAGAAAATAGCCATCGATGTAGAGACTAAAGATCCAAACCTTAAAACTAACGGTCCCGGATGGGCCACTAGTGACGGGGAAGTGATTGGATATGCTGTAGCGACCGAAGACTGGTCTGGTTACCTACCTATCCGGCACGTTGGTGGCGGAAACTTAGACGAGCGCATCGTTAATAAGTGGCTCAAAAAGGTATTTGAATGCCCCGCCGACAAAATTATGCACAACGCACAGTACGATCTGGGTTGGATTAAGCGTATGGGATTTACCGTCAAAGGTAGAATTATCGATACGATGGTTGTTGCATCGCTCTTGGACGAAAACAGATTTAGTTACAGCCTAAACGCACTGGCCTACGACCTACTCAACAAAACTAAGTCAGAAAAAGGCTTAAAAGAAGCCGCAATGTCCTTTGGAGTTGACCCAAAGTCAGAAATGTATAAACTGCCGTCGCAATTTGTCGGACCATATGCCGAAGCTGACGCAGAGCTAACCTTAGAACTGTGGAATTACTTCTCAATTCAAATCGGAATACAGGATTTATGGTCGATTGTTAACCTAGAGCTAGATTTACTGCCCTGTCTGGTGGATATGACGTGGCGGGGAGTACGTGTCGATCAAGACAAAGTAGAGATCACGCGCAACGGCCTATTAAAAAGAGAGAAAGCGCTAATTATTGACATAGAAAAGATGGCGGGGGGAGAAGTGGAGATTTGGGCGGCTCAGTCGTTGCAAAAAGCTTTTGATAAATTAGACATATCCTATCCCAGAACAGAAAAAGGAGCTCCTAGCTTCACAAAAAGCTTCCTTACAGACAACAAACACCCACTAGCTCAAGCTGTGGTACAAGCAAGAAGTCTTAATAAGACCTCCGGTACGTTTATTAATACCATTATGAAGCATTGTAGATCAGATGGTCGAATACATTCGCATATAAATCAGATCAGAAGTGACGACGGGGGTACTATTTCTGGGAGGATTTCAATGAATAATCCGAATCTACAGCAAATCCCTGCGCGTGACCCAGAAATGGGGCCCTTAATCCGTTCGCTATTCCTACCCGAAGAGGGGGAGAAGTGGGCTTCAATAGATTTCTCGCAACAAGAACCACGGATCTTGGTTCACTACGCTTATGTCTATGGAAAAACCCGTGCGATACCTTTGGCAGGCGTACAAGAGTTTGTAGATAATTACCGGAACGATCCAAGCACAGATTTCCACACGCTAGTGGCTGAAATGGCGAATATCCCTCGAAAACAAGCAAAAACCATAAACTTGGGTATAATGTACGGAATGGGGGTCAATAAACTGTCAAATCAGATGGATATAGATCTAGAAGAGGCCCGTGCGTTAATAAAGAAATACCATGCCCGCGTTCCGTTTGTAAAAGGACTTATGAACGGCGTTATAAACAGGCTAAACGATAAGGCATCTTCGGGCTCAATCCGATCTTTAATGGGTAGGAAATGCCGGTTTGATACATGGGAGCCAACATCTTTTGCAATGCATAAGGCGCTACCTTATAGAGAAGCTGTAAAAGAACACGGCGACACTACAGCACTCAAACGTGCCTATACATACAAAGCTTTGAACCGGTTAATCCAAGCTTCGGCGGCGGACATGACGAAAAAAGCAATGGTAGATATATACAAATCCGGTCGAACACCACTGATCCAGATCCACGACGAGATGGCAATGTCCGTAAAGGATGAGGCCGATGCGCGAGAAGTCCGTGATATCATGGTAAACGCACTACCATTGGAGATACCAAACAAATGTGACATCGACCTTGGGCCAAGTTGGGGCGAGGCTAAAGAATTAAAGGATTGAAGGTTGTAACTTTCTATATAATCTTATATAGTCTCAGATATTAACACATGGAGACTGCTATGGATACTTCGAAATGGAAAAGTATACTCGTACCAAAAGATATTTACGAAGAAATAAAGACGTTGTCACAGAAAGAAGGCCGCACGATCTCCGGTCAACTGCGCTTGATCCACGAAACGTTTAAAAAGGTAAACCCACCCGTTCGTGACGTTTATGTCCAAGAGTGATTTTGATCCCGACAATGTTATATGCAAAGCTCTATCCAACGACGAATGCCCACGGTGCTACCACGATTTAACACGGATCGAGACCCTAGACTCCTATCAACAAAAAAGAGTCTGTCTAATCTGTAATCTAGAAATTTTAGATACTTTATCAGTTTTACCGTAAAAGGCTTGCAATCCCATATTATCTGATATACTGTTGAGTTGCGGATATTCTCCTTTTTAGGTTAATATTTTAAGGACGGTGTTACAGCACCGTCTTTTTTTCTTTAGGGCTTGCACTCCCATATTATCTGATATACTATTGTTGTGAGCGTACTGACGACGCTTAACTTTTTTGTCAAAAGTTTGAGACATAATGAACTCCTAATAAAGAGACCCTCGCTTCTAGGTATAAACTAAGGCGAGGGTTTTTTTATGGTTGACACTGTTGAAAAAGCCCTTTACGGTTGCTTTATGCAAAAATCAAAAGAATATTGTTGGATATGTAATGATCGCGGTTTTACTTACGAAACCAATCCTTACGACCCAGAAGATATTGTTAAAGAGATTTGCATTTGTCAGTCAGATAAGGAGTTAGACAATGAGTAAAAGGTTTAAACCAGTGGTGGATAAAGGAATACCCATACCTCAGAAAAAACAGCCGTGGGTAAAACATAGCAAAACATGGCTCAATATGGAAGTTGGCGATAGCATTTTATTTCCTTGTATGAAAAAATGGAGAAGTTTTCAATTTAATGTAAAACTTCATGTAAACGAAGATTATGTAAAACGTGGTTTAAGAGTTTGGAAAATAAAGGAGTTAAACAATGAAAAAATGGAACATTAAGGTAGAGATGGATCAAGGTTGTTGTGTGTGTCTTATTTCTCGATATTACGAAGGGATTGAAGCTAAATCATTTGAGCAAGCGGAAAGAATTGCGTTTCACAAATTTATCCAAGACGCAATTATACCTCAAACAATTACTAAAGAGTTTATAACTAAACCTTATTGGATGGATATTGCTCCAGAAGATTACGAAAAAATGTTAAGGAGGAAGAATAATGGAATATGATATCCCACCAAGAGATCTGGTCTATAACCAGAAAAGCGGTATGTATGAGCATAAAGATCGTATCATATCCTCGCAATACCACGCAGATAAGTTCTATTTCGAACTGTCAGCGATGCTTGCTCCGGAAAACATCCATGAAGATGGTGAGATCACGCTTCACGAAGCAGATAAAAAATATAAACGCATCTTAAAAACTATCAAAAAACTTAATAAGCACTTTACGCCGCCCGAAGCTCTTAGAGACGAGAGCGACGAGCCAGATGCTTTTTTTGGAGTGTCTTAATGTACCAAGACGACCGATTGATAGATGTTGTTGCACGAACAAAAGCCCTGTCAAAAGAAATCTCTGACGCAGAGTGGATCAACAGTCCGCAAAGCTCAATATTAAAGCGGGAATTAAATCGATACAAAGACCTTCTTGAAGAAGGTCTTCACTACGAACCTAAATTTTAAATCAAAGGGAGTTAACTATGGAATACGAAATAAGAGTTGGTAAAAATGTAGCTTTCGACGAGGAAATACCCTCGTTCGATGTCACACTAGTAGCGTGGGA